ATTGTGCTCAATCCCGACAGGCTGGACAGGAACCCGCTCGTGCTCGCCACCGAAAACGAAACCGCGTCGCCGTTCGTCGGGTTATACCCAGGGACAGTGACCACGGTCGGCGTTGCCGCCGTCATGGAACACGCCAGGGGATCGCCGAACGGAACCGGCGCGAGGTTGTAAGGCAGATAGATCGGCTGAGTTCCAGCGGTCGTGCCCGTAGTAATTAAGACTTGCATGTTCGTGATTTCCTATGGGTTACGCGATGGAGAGAACAGCATGCGCATTGCGCTTGCCGGTGGTGAGAGCCGCTTTCGCCGTCAGCGCGAAGTAATGGACATAACGGTCGTACACGCGCGGCGGGGTGCGATTGACCAACCAGTGACCCTGGATCGGGCGCAGCTTAAGGAACTTCGTGTTCAAGAAGTAGCAACGCTTCTCCCAAGGAATGGTCGGCGAATCCAAGCCGTCGAGTACCGTCATAACGGGGTCCCACAAGAGTTCCACGTTCTTGAAGTACAAGCCGGTGCGGATGCCCTCGCCCACGGAGCCGTCGAGCTTCGTCGGCTTCGCATCGTCCTTCATGTACACCGTGCGGTTGATGGTGTTCTTCGCATCGAGGCGATACGCATCGAGGAAGAGTTCGCCGCAGAGGATGTAGTTCGGAGCCAGTCCGCCGTACCGAGTGCAATCGCGCCACGCGATTTCCATTTGCTGCGTCAGAGTGCCTGACGTGGAAGCAATGCCGGTGATCGCCGTGTTCTGCCACCAAGTATAGATCGACTGATCGAGTCCGCCCACGACCTGTGAAACAGTCGGCGTGGTGGATACGAGCAAGTCCAAACCTGGGATGTTGGTGACTGACTGCGTACCGTCCCGGTGCAGCATGTAGTCAAAGTTTTCCTGAAAACCCAGCTTCAGGGTTTCAGTGTTTTCCTGAAGCAGATTCGTCAACTGAACCTTTTCTGCTTCAGTCGGGACGCTCGATTTGTCGTCCGTCATCACGATTCCGTTCTGCGCTAGTTCGTCCTCGTTCAGTCCAAAGCCGTCATGGAAGGAACCCCAAGTGTATTTCGCTTGCTGCAAAGTACGCTTGCGGTTGTACGTTACCTGAGTGTCACCGAAATAGGACTGAAAGTTTGAATCGTTCGAGTAACGGAGCTGCTCAACGATGTACTGAAGACCACCGATGTACGGCTTCTTCTCTTCGAGAAGTTTCTTGATAAGCGGCCGGGCCACATTGACCTGGTCCACTGGGTCATTGCGTAAGAAAAAATTTATCGCAGCATTGCCAGCATACTGTAGCTGCTCTGACGTGAAAGGCATGTCTGACTCCTGAAAATGGAAAAACATCTGTTCTTCCCAGGAGTGACGCACTGGAGTTCGCGGGTCGCCGCCCTCCGTTGATGAGGCCCCGCATCGTCACGACTTACAATCGCTCTATTGCAAAGGTTACGCCAATAATTCGTCCTTTGTCAACTGCTCGTGTTTTTCTAGATAATGGATGGCAGCAAGAAACCGCTCACGCTGGTCTTGCGCCATGCCTAAAAGCACATTGCACCGTACACAAACTAGCCCGCGAACTTTTCCTGTCTTGTGATCGTGGTCTACGTGAGGGCGGCGGCCCGGCCCTACGTACTCATCCGTGCGGCAGACTGCACATCGGCCTTCTTGTGCTTGAAGCATAACTTCGAAATCTACGGTACGAATCTTATACTTACGCCATAATTCCTGATCGCGAAACCTTTCAGGATCAGCATGGTATCGAGCCCGAGCATCGGCACGAATTTTATCGCTCTGCCCTGCCCGCCGCTGGCGTATCGCATCACGGTTCTTCTGGCGGTATCGCGCGTGGGCTAATCTGGCTTCTTCAGGGTCTTTGTATGGCATGCACTAAGGATAGCGCAGCTAAAAACCTATGTCAACCTTTCTTACCTTCTACCGCGGGTTTATTACCTTCCGCCTTAACCCTCGGCTTCTTCGGATTCAGTTTGCCTTTCACCTTGGCCGGCTCCTCTTTCGGCTTGGGCATGACAGCGTCCATCGCCGCTTTGCCGCCCGCCGCTAGCGGATCGGCCATCATGCCGGGCGGCTGCCCTAACATGCCTGGAGGATGAACTTGAACAGTGTGTCCCTCTGGGACCATCACAATCGTATGTGCCATATGTCAACTCCCGTAGGTTACGGGTTCCTCTTCGTCTGATTCAGACTTGCCGCCGAGAATAACATGCGCAGTACAACCGTCGCCAGTCGGCTGGATTTCCATCAAGCCGCCTTCGTCAAGGTCTAAGGATTCCCGATCGCCCTCGATGTACTGGCTGAGTTCCCGAATTGCACTACCCGACAGGACGACCAACACAGGACCCGCGCGTTTCTCTTTGACCATGTCATCGAACCATGTCTGAAAGCGGGTGTTAAACGCATTCAGCGATTCGCCGCCTTCGGGAGTCTCGTCGGGATGGCGCATATAGTATTGGACGATCGGCTTCGCGGGATACTTCTGGCTGCCCAGGAGTTTTCTGCCCATATTCCACGTGCGTATCCGGTCATCGACTTCGATCTCCGGCGGGTCGATGCCCATTCCAGATTGGATGATCTCAGCCGTCTCCATGACGCGCTTCAAAGACGAGGCGTAGATGCAGACGAGCGGCTTCGGGATGTCCTTCAAGTACTGTTGTGCGGGAATGAGCCCGCGGCGGCCTTCATCGGTCAGCGGGAAGTCTAGCCAGCCGTCCGAGCGGTGGAGTGCGTCTAATGCGGTGCGACCATGACGTAACACATAGATCGGCTCTTGGTTGCTGCCAAGCGCCTTGTCCATGGCTTTCTTGGCATGGTCTTGTACATAGTCGTAGGCGTGCCCGACTGGCATTATGTCTTCACCTTCGGCGCCTGCGGGTCCATGTAGAGGAATGTCGCGCGGGTAATCTTCTCCATTAATACCTCGTCAACTCCATTCGCTTCGTCAGCGCCGCCGCCTCAACGATGCGGCCTTGCGCGTTCAAGATTCGCGCCGCGACTTCGTAGCGCGTCCAAATGAACTGGCGAATCATCCCCTCAATGTTACGCTTCAAATCCACATCATTCAAATGCGATTTGAAAATATCATGGGCTAGCGTCTCAAGCCCCCAGCGATAGGCGTCAAAGTCCGTCAGACATTGCTGGTCGCCAAGCTTAATACGACCACCTACTGGATGTTGCGTAATGTTTCGGTAAAACGGCGTCTTTGCAAAATGCACTGGGCCGCGCACCGCAGCATTAGCCAAATCGACGAAGCACCAGTAAGCGCCGCCCCGCGGTTGGAGGATGTCTTGCAGCCCGGCGCGCCGGTAGATGGCGTGCTCCGGCCAGACATGCTTGTGCATCACGAAGTTCCACAAGGTGTCCGCGGCAGTGAACGTCTCGTCCTCCGCGACGTAGAACGCATCCCACGCAGGTTTACCATTAACTTCATCGTAGAGCTGGCATGGAGCGTAATACACGAGGACTTCAGGGTGCGATTCGAGGAAGTCAATCCCTTTCTGCACTTCGGCCGGTAGCAGGTAATCGTCATCACCCAGGAACATCGCGTACTTGGTAGACGCCGCGAGCAATGCCGCTCGCATATTGGGAAAGGCGCCGATGTTATGCTGTTGGCGCAAGTACCGTAGTCCGTTGGTGTTGACGGTGCTTTTACCATTGTCCGAGATGATAATTTTAGCTTCCGGGAAGTCCGTTTTCGTTTTGTCTATCGTCCAATTCAAGAACGGATCGCGGCTGTACGTGGGAATGCAGATGGAGAGCTGCTTCATAGCGTATCCGTCTTGATCTGCGCGGGTTGGGGATCGAGCGTCCTGCCGTCATGGTTCAAGCGAATCCCGCAATTGATCCACGGTTGGAAACCGGCTTGATAGACCAAGTCGGAGAACGAGTAATCTTCAGACAGCAAGTTATCGAATACGATACGGCCGTTGTAGAAATGGTGGAACTTGCCGCCGCCGTAGGACGCCACGAGTTTCTGCTCGATGATTGCTTCAAGCACTGAGCGATCTACTTTGAGGAACCCGCCAGGGACGAACCGCGCTTTAAGCATGCCCTGAAGCGGTATGTCCTCAATAGGCACGGGCTTTCCCTCCACGTCGCGGCAGAATGGCATTGGCGGTTGGCACTTATCGGTGTATAGCCCGCTTACGAACGCTTCTTGCGATTCTATCAGGTCTTGCAGATGCTGCCGGGTGAATCCGATATCACTGTCTATCATGACGAGCGTCGTGTAGTCCGTGCGCTGTAGGAACTCATTGGCGAGGACGTTGCGGGCGACATATATGTCAGACTGCCCTGCCATCGGCAACCATCCGCCGTGCAGCCCAGTCGATTGTAGGAGTCCTGCGGTATAGAGCGTGACGGTCTGGTTACCGCGAATCGGCGTTGCGATGAGCACTTTGCTGAAGTCGGTCATTTGTCGAATACTCCGAAGAAGCAGGCTATAACAAACAGTCCGACAACCGTCCAAAAGAAGTCGGAAAATATATGGTCTACGAGTTCAGGAGTCATTTCCCCATCCCCGCTAGCGCTGCGTTAATTGCCTCAAGCCCACTGCTCGGCGCCTTGGCCTGTCCGCCCGCTGGCTGCTTGGCGCGGAGCGGTTGGTTGGCTGGAACGCCTTTGGCCGCCACGCGAGGCGCAGCTTTCGGTAAGTTGATCGCCTTATACGCCTCCATGAACTTCGTCTTCCACTGCGACGGCGGAATCGCAGCAAACACAGGTTTTAGCGCCGGAACGAGAATTGCTTTCTTCGCGGCGTAGTCAGGATCGCTACCCATTAGCGTTTGTTCAAGGGTACTCAGGTCCGTGCGCGCAGTCGCAAGCTCCTGGGCCTGCGCTTGCTGCTGTTGCTGCGCGGTTGTCGCCTGAGTCGTTAGCTCAGTTCGGAATTGCTGTCCATTTCGAGTGCGAGCAATCTCTTTCGCATACTGTGCCGTAATCTGCCCTTTAGAAACCGCGTCTTTAAGGTCTGCGTGCGCTGCCAGGGGATCTCCGACGGTCCGTTCTTTGCCAAGTAACGTCGCAAGTCTCTCGGCGACAGTTTCAACAAGTTCAAGGGCCTTCTCCTGTTGCTTCGGGTCGTTGCTGTTAAAGAGTGCCAGCCAGCTTAAGGTCTCCCCGTACTGCTCGGGGCTGGTGCCGGTCGCCTGAACGCCTTGGACCATGTAATCGAAGTCCTGCTTCGCTTTATCGCGTTCCTGCGTGACGTTCTTGGCAATGTCGATCAGCGATCGGATGCGCTCAGAGGTATCCTTCTTGAGATTCTCCGGAATCGGGTCATTGATCGGGTCTTTCTTCGGAGGTTCGACCTTTGCCTTTTCCGCAGGCTTAGGCTTTTCCTCTTCGACGGGTTTTTCTTCCGCCTTCTTGACGAATTTTCCCGTGACTGGATCGCGTTCGGCGCCTCGCGCTTCGGCTTCCTCGTCGGTCTCTTCCGGCTCGCCTTCTGGAGGGGTTTCACCTTCGGGCGGAGTCTCACCTTCCGGCGGCGTTTCGCCTTCAGGCGGAGTTTCACCTTCCGGTGGGATTTCCTCTTCAAGCGGAGGCGGCGTCTCGCCGCTCAGTGCCGCGTTCACGGCGTCTAACACAGTTTCCTCAGCCATTTTTAGGGGTTCCTATCGCGTTGTATTAAATCAAGGTCCGCCGCCCGGCGCCGGAGCCGCAGGGCTCGGTGCGTTGCTTATTGCAGGAGCCGGGGCGGCACCTGACGGCGGAGTTTGGGGTGGAGGCGCACTGGCAGCGTCGCGCGTGAGCACAGGCTGCGCCATCGCTTCGGAGGTTGCCGTGGTAAGCGTGCCCTTAAGACTAATGCTGACTTGCGGCTGGATGGCCGGAGGCGGGCCGCCTGCGCCGGGGCTACCTGGCGGCGGCTGTCGCGGGATAAACCGCTCGACATCGCTTTCATCGCCAAGCCGCAACATGGTTTCCTTAACCAATTCAATGAGCGCATTAGCCATCGGCATATTGCCACTCGCCATTGCTTGTTCGATTTCCTTCAACTGATTCTGAATCAGCGGCAGGAGGGTTGACCATGCCTGCATATCGGTCTGCTGCCGCGGCTTGCCGGTGGAGCCTGCCTCGATGACGATCTCTACCATCGTGAATAGGTCTTCAATGTCCATTCCCGTCGGCCAAAAGGCTTTAGGCCCGGCGAGTCGCTGTACGTCCTTAGTGCTCAAGCACTGAAGAGATTGTTCGGCCGTATATTGGGCTAGGTCTGTTAGGAGTCCTTCGAGGTTGTCGCGATCAGACGTTGTGCGAGCCTGCGTTCCGCTTTGCTGAATATTGGCTTCTGTAGCAGTCTTCGGATTTCCTGGCTGGCTAAGTGCTGCTGACAGCGCTTCCTGAACTCCTGAAATTCTCTCCATATCGTTAAGGATGAGCGAAGGGTCATAAAGCCTCATGTCGATTGACGCAACGGGTTTCGGGGCGAACAAATTGGCAATCGGAATCTGGGGATCGCTAGGACGGAGTGCGGTATACTCTTGAGACTTCGATTCGGTGAGCTTCTTCGCTTCCAAGTCGTCCAACATGGTCGCGTTGAATAGTACGCCAGGTATCGAGCGCTCTCTGGTAAGTCTGAAGTTTGATCTTGTCGCGCTGTACTCGTCCTGCAATTTGTATAGCCGCCACGAGAGTGATTGAGCATGTCTCTGTCCATCGACTTCGTAGAAGGCGAAGTAGAAGTACGGAAAGAAGCGGCTCGTCGGATACGGCGGTGGATACGGTTCTTTCGCCCATTTCTTGACTCCGTCGATAATCGTGCGAATTTGCTTGTCCGTGCGGTCCCAAATCTCAACGCAACGCACGAAGGACGGTGTTTCGGTCGTACTCGTCTGCGACGTGAACGACTGCGCGCTCTCCGCCGTCAGCATTCCCTGCGGCAGCACGTTATCAACTTCGCGAGTCGTCAGTTCCTTGGGCGCCCGCTGAAAGTAAACCTTCGCACCCTTCATGTCCTCAACGGAGAGACGTGGGAACTGCGCTAATGCCTTTTCTTTCGCGTAGTAGACTTCGTTTCCGATCCAGTCAGCGTCGAGATAATCCTCAATGGACTCGATATCGGTCGAAACCTGCATGTTTTCCGTCTTGACGAAATCGATGACGAACATCCGATTGACGGCAAGTTCGATCTTCTCCTGCAATTCCTCAATGAGGATTTTCTTTTCGGCTTGTTCTTGCTCCCGCGTCTCCGGGTCTTGGTCCTGTGGGTCCTCTAAGAGTTTCTGCTGTGCCTGAATGCGTGCTAACGTCTCCTGCGCATCATTCAGCGCCGATTCCACTTCGGGTTGCGGACGCTTATCCGATACCATCGTGGCTTTGAACCACCCTTCACCATTCGACAGCACCGAACGGACACCTTTGCGCGCGAACTTCTTCAGGCTTGCTTTCTTCCATAGGGAAGAGATAACGATTTCCATAGTACGGGCAAAAATCTGCATCTGGTACGTATTTGACTCGTCTACCTGTGGTGACTTTCGCACCGATACGTCGGGGTTTCGGGCATAGAGCAATGCAACCAGAATATCGATGAATGCTCCAATTAAATTCGTGGAAACTGCCCATGCAAGGTCACTCGTCCCGGCGGCATAGCGCCTGTCAATGGCAATTTGCTTACGAAAGTTCTCATCGAACTTTCGGGCATCATCGTATTCTTTCCAGAGCTTGGCGACTTGCGCCTCTTCGGCCTCCGACACTTCCTTGTCGTCATCCGGCTTTTCGTAATCGCCGCCGTCCTTCCCTTCGGTCGCCTGTCTAGGATCGGTGAGGATGCCGGCCATACCGCCGGGAGTTGCAGGACCATTGGAGGCGCCGGAATTTGACACGCTTAGTCCTTATGCGGCGAAGTCATGACCGGCGTGGCGCTGGGATTCGGGTTCACCAGCACGTTGACTTGTGAGCCGTCCTTCATGCGCTTTAGTGCGGCTTCCGCCTGCGCCTGCATATGCTGAATAGTCGCTGTCTTTAGGTTCGTCGTCTCCGGCTGATTGTGCCGATTGATCGCGGGCACCATATCAGGTTGCAACTTGGCGCATTCCTCGTCCGATGTCCGTGGGCGGAACCCCGGCCTGCTGTGAATCATATCGGGAACCCTGTATTTGTTGGGAGTTGGATCGGCGTATAGCTGTTGAATGGTACCACGACGCCTTGTTCGATTAGCACTGTGGGATAGACGTTACTCTGCGTCGATATCGCCGTCGTGCCCGCCATGATCGGCGTTGCGGAACTCGCAGTCACCGTCGGGAGTGACTGAGGCACCCCCGGCGAACTGCTGATTTGCGTCATATGTGCAGCTTACTACCGGTGTGTGATTCCGCGGCGGGAACGACGGTTGCCTTGGCAAACGCTTTCGGCGCGTCGGTGCCGACTTCGTTCATGTTGCTAGGAACGGTCGGAAGCGTCGGCGGAACGCCGGGAGTCGAATTAACTTGTGCCATTAGGAAAAGTACCTCACCGCGGGTTTCTGGTTGCGGTCGTTGTATTCTAACCATTTTTCGGTGAAGGGCACAAGTAAGGGTCTGTGGGACTCTGCCGGGAGCCTTGCGTCAAACATCATATCGATCCCCCGGCCTAGTAATCCACACGTATCTGCCATGTCATCGTGGCGCCCTGCTGGGAATTTCACCAATTCATCAATGAGCCGTTCCCCCCAAGGGCGACGAATGGGGATATGCACTGTGCCTGATGCAGCTCGCGCATGGAACGATTGTAGCTTAATTGCCTTGTCACTCAAGTTAGGGAGTTGTTCTATAGCGACGAACTTCTGAGTCTCCTGCATGCGCTTCCTAATGGCTGGTCCGATGGCTTTATCCAAAAGTCCGCCCTCGTTAAACCAACGGATCGGACGGTATAGCCCTATCATTCGTATGAACTGCTCAATGCCTACGTCCGTCTCCGTTTGACCAAAATAAAAATCTATAAACCACATGTCGCCTTTTTTATCTAGGCCCACGACGCCATGAGTCGTGAAGTCTGGGTCCTTTCCGGCTTTTGGCGCCATCGTGGCGTAGTCGCTCGCGCCATATATTCGGAGGCTCTTTGGTAAAGCGTCGAGATCGTCATAAACGTCTATCATACGTCAACTGGCGCCTTGTCTAAGTCGAACCTCTTGAACATTTCTCTCGAAAAATGCAGTCCTGTGAACGGTGCCGGGCGTTGTTGGTACAATGCCGACCATGTGCGTGCCGCTCGCGGATTATGTTCCCAGGTGGCCCAATGGCTTTCTGGAAACCAAGTCGGCCATAAATATTCTCCAACTTTTCGGCCAAGGGGATCGTCTTCCCTCTCAGCTTTTGCGGGAATCGAAAGAACTTCCCACGTCTGCCCGTCGCGGCATTTTATCATGCCAGATTCACCTGCGTAATCGACGGGAAGAATCATGCCGGCTAAATCTTCTTCGGCCCATCTCGTCTGAATCAAAATACACCACATTTTAGGCTTGGCGCGGGTCATCGCGGTATCGATATATTCGTTGTACGTCTTCTCGCGAATAGTCGGCGAGTCGGCTTGTTCGCGGTTAGCAACGGGATCATCTATCACGATTCCATCCGCGCGATTGCCGGTAATTCCTGCGAGAAGTCCGGCAGCCATCATGCTTGAACCATTAGTTAACTGCCAATCGTCCACGGCGCGTTGGTCGTCGAGAAGCATCGGCTTTTCAGGCCACAACGACGTATACCGCGGATCGCGCATAATGGCGCGGACCTTCCGACTCTGCTTCGCGGCGATCGACGTGCCATAGCTAGCGAGAATTATTTGCGTGTTTGGTTTTCTACCCATCGCCCACGCGGGCGCAACGACGCTTCCGTAAACCGACTTCCCAGAACCCGGCGGACAAAATACCATTAGCCTACCGCGCGGAGTTTCGATGCATCGCTGGATGGCCTGAAGAATCTTCAGGTGGTGGACTGCCATCTGTGACTCGACGGGAGTGTATTGCGTGGGTTGAAGTTCAAGGCGATTTACTAATTGCCCTTTATCATCCGTCGCGTTCAAGGGATCGGCTTCGCTCAGTAACGGTACGCTTGGTATTTCCACAGATTGGGAAAATTCAACCAAGCTGGCGCGGGCGCGTTGCCGCCGGAGCAATTCTCCAGCGGCTTGTTCGAGGGGCAGGTCGGACATGCCCTATCGTAGCAAGGGGTCTAGCTGCTCTGCAACTACGTCAATGAAATCCCTGGGCGCGTTCAGCCGCGGGAGTTGCGCTTGACTTATCGCACTGAGTAGTTCCTCATCGCTCATCGCCGCCAGCAACGCCGCCTGCGCGCGGTTGGCCGGGACTTGGATGGTCGCCGTCAGCGGTTTGCCGTGTCCCCTATCGAGCATTGCTTCCGCCGCTTTGACCTTGTCCCGGTCCTCGGCGAAGGGGTCGTTCATGACTTCCGCAATAACCTCAACCGCCCGCTCTGTGTGCTCGCGGGCTAGGGCGTCGGCTGAGCGAAATAGCCGGCTCATTTCATGTCGTCCGTGATGACAGCCTTGGCCCTCCGGATATCGCCCTCAATCGCTTGGGCACAGTGCAGCGGGTTAAACATGATCACATCGATGATCGGCGCAAAGATTCGGCCGCGCAACTGTCCCTCCCGCCTCGCTGTTCCCGCACGGCCTGAAAGGGTCTCCCCCGGTAGGCCGCCAAGAATAGCGCTTGCGAATAGGTCCAGACCCAGGAGGACGTTGAATAGATATGCTTTCATGTTTCCCACCAACACTGAGCCAATGACTGCACGCACGAGAAGTTGCTGGGTGATAGCCGCCCCCCGCCGCCTTCCCAATATACCGGCGATCGTGGGTCCTTCGGAGCGACTACCTCCTGCGCCGGATGCGCGGCTGACTTCAGGATTAAAACAATCGGCCGGTGCTGCCAGCGGTCGAAGTAGAAGCCGGCGGCAAAAGAGGCGACGACAACGAGAAGCAGAAGTTTGCGCATGGCCTGAAGCATAGTGCCTGGGCACTAAATTGTCTACTGGCGGATTTCGGGTCCCTCTAGCGAAAGGCGGGTGGCCTCCTGCTATTCGCGTTGGACTTGCAACAAAGCCCCCGCTCGCTGTGCGCTAATGAGCCTCCGAAAAAGGGGTGTGCCGCCCCCTCTCCGCAATTTGCAAATAGCACACAGCCCTATGTACCACGCGCGTCCGCCCCTGGCGGCGACCAGCGGTCGGCGAGCTGCGAGCGGCGTAATGTTCAATGCAATCAGATACTTGCGCGCGTTTGTCTCCAATGTCTCGGAGCGTGTCTCGCACTAAACCATTGATTTTGCAGATTAATAGTTGCTTTGAGACAAGTGAGACACTTGAGACTATTAAATATGAACTACGCATCACGGGTGCGCGTGCGCGCATGCGTGTACGCGCGTGCGCCTGAGAACTGACCTGCAATTTGCAGTGTCTTTATTGTCTCAAGTGTCTCATTGCGCAAATTGCTCAATGCAATCAGTAACTTGCATAGACCACGAAGGAGACACGCAGTCTATTTTAAGAAAACCGCTATTTGTCTCAGGTTGACAGCGCTCTGAGTCATATGCTTATATCGCGCGGCTGATACCTTAATACGTCACACAACAGGATATTTATGACCGGTAAATCAAATGAAGTAGCTGACCGCATGACGCCAGTGCAACGGCGCAATAAGGCTCGAATCATTCGCCGGCTATTGAGGGAAGAGATGCCAATGAACAAAGCTGCGGAAGCGCACGGCGTATCGCGTGCTCATGCTTACCGCATAATCGAAGAGTTGGATAAATGGGAAGACACAGCAACCTTTCAGCAAGAGGCCGATGACTTGCATCAAGACCCCAGACTAGTGCCGTACTTTGGCGGCGAGAAATGGTCGTTGCTGTCTGGCCGCATGATATTGGCTTACGCTCATGGGGAACTCGACGCGGTAATCCTCAATGCCGAGCCTGACCGTCAATCCGATATCGCAGTGCAACATGACCCATTGTTAGGGTGAAATAATTTCATCTATCTTTACCTTGACTTGTGATGCATGCGGCGTTACCTTACCCGCATGTAGCACAAGCTACTGATCATACCCAAACCCACTAGGAGTATTGAGCATGACCAAAAAAGACTATCGCCCCCTCAGGACAGCATCGCGCTTACTGACGCACGACATGCGCGCCAATCCTACTTGCCGTCGGCACTATATTGGTATCGCCCTTGGCTGGATGTCGCGCGGCTACCAGTACGACACACGCACGTGCTTTCAGCGCATGACTGACCGAAACGCGCGCTATTTTTGGCTGCGTGCGCTTGGCGTCTCACACAATCGAGCGGCGGCCGCGTGTGGAGTACAGTCATGAAAAAACTCTACGAACAAATCGCTAACGCGATACAAGCACGCGCAAATTGCGCTAAGAAACTTGACACGCACCGGGAATGGTTTGAGCGCTGGGGAGACCAGTTAGAGCACATTGCTAAAAACGTCTTGCCTAGTGGCTCAGGATTCGACCGCGGCACTAAGTTTGACTTAGACCGCAGCAATGCCGATCGCATTGTCATGGAGACTTCATTCCGCCCTATGGATGACAGCGGCAGTTATTGCGGCTGGACGCATTATACCGTGACGATACGGCCAGCATTCATTGGTGGATTCGATATCAGCGTCGTGAGCGGTCGCAATCGGCATGACATCAAAGACTACATTGCGGAAGTCTTTCAATCCGTCCTATCTGGCGACGCAATTGAGATCAACCAAATATGAACCACATCATCGACGAATTGCTTTGCGCCTTTCCCGCGGGCGTCGCGCTAGCAGGGATGGTCTACTTCATGCACCACATGGGATATTATTTATGAGCGACATCGCCATGTACAATATCATCAAAATATGGAACGCCGATAAACCCCATACGTGGGGCGTATTCCACGTCACTGGCGGCAAATGCATTTCAGAGCACGACACGCGAGAGCGAGCCGAGCAGGAAGCAGACGCGCGGCAAACCACAGCGTTTCTAGATCACTTGGAAGCACAATCATGAACGTCATAGAGCACACACCCGAATCCGCCCGGCGCTGGTTCTGGGACTATTGGTTTAAGGCTGGCGGGACAATCTTGAAACGCACGTACACGGGAGAATGGACATGAGCAATAGAGTCACGTACAAAGACTTGCAGAACATCGTCGATCGCATCAACCGAATGACGAATAGTCCTATGCAACCTTACGTCAAAGAAGCAGATGGCAAATTCACCGCGCAGATCGGTAATTACCATTTGTCGCATGCCTACGGCGGCGTGAGTCTACATCGGATGGTCAACACGAGCGGCGGCGGCGTGTCAGAGCAGCTGTACTGCGATTATGTCCCTAAGCGCGAACTGCAATCGTTGCTGTGGGCATACATCAGGGGTATGGAGCACAAATCATGAGACCCCGCCGGCCTACAGCAACACTATCCTTCGGCGCTTTTACCCGCTTTGAATCGGCTACATTGCTCCTATCTGTTTGCTGGGCGCTTATTGCGGCATTTACAATTATCCACGGAGCTACCCAATGAACAAAAGGTATTACCATTTCGTATCCTCAACTCTTCGCGACGGTTCGCCGATACCCGCAGACGGCGAATGGCTATCGGTTGAGGGTACACTTAGACTCTGTTCGCGAGGGCTGCACGCTTCAGAGCATGTCGCCGATGCCGTGCGCTATGCACCTGGTACAACGCTCTGCATAGTTGAGTTAGACGGCGAAATCATCAAAGGCAGTGACAAAGTCTGTGCCTCGAAGCGCAAAATCATTGCGCGATTTGATGCAGCCGCGCTATTACGCAAAGACGCTTGCGAGTCAGCGTTAAGTGTTGCGCATCGATGGAAGATGCCGGCGATCGTTCGCCAATACCTTGAAACACAAGATGAATCAATTCGGATAAAAGCGCGTATCGACGCCTACGCCGCCGCCGACGCCGACGCCGCCGACGCCGCCGACGACGCCGCCGCCGCCGCCGCCGCCTACGCCGCCGCCGCCGACGCCGCCGACGCCGCCGACGCCGCCGACGCCGCCGCCGAC